GAAGAAGTTGTTGAGGAAGTCAAAGATACTGTAATCGAAGATGATTATATTGGTCAAAGTACGCCATAATTCTAAAACCCCATTGACGATAGAAAGGTTCAAGAGTATAATGGAACAAGATGAGTAATAGTATAGACTACAAATATAACGAAAGAGAACTCTTAAACGAGTTCTCTTCTTATGTAGACAAGACTTATGAAGAACATTACTCAAAAGAAAAATTTCAGGCCACAGAGTTCATTATGGACGGTGGTCATGGAGAAGGATTTTGTATTGGGAATATTTTGAAATATGCCCAACGATACGGAAAGAAGGACGGTTATAATCGTGCCGACCTGTTGAAAGTTATCCATTACGGATTTCTTGCTTTATATAATCACGATACTTATAAGGAGACTGAAAAGTGAAAATTTCAAGTGAAACTCAGGCGATATTAAAGAACTTCGCCACAATTAATTCAGGTATTAAAGTTGGTGCAGGTAATCAACTTAGAACAATATCTAATATGAAAAACATACTTGCTGTTGCAAATGTTCCAGAAACATTTAATCAAGAGTTTAGTATATACAACCTAGTTGAATTTCTAGGTGCAATAAGTCTGACAGATAATCCAGATTTCAATTTCAATGAAGCATCATTGACTATTGCTGATGCTGATACATCTTTGACTTATTTCTATGCATCTGAGGGTATGGTAACTACTGTAGACAAAATGATTACAATGCCTGACTCAGAAATCAATATAGATTTATCATCAACATTATTGTCCGAATTGCAGAAGGCTGCTTCAGTTCTAGGCGTCAATGATTTAAGTATGACTTCTGATGGTACAACTATCAAATTGTCAGTTGCTGACAAAAAGAATCCAACTTCAAATACATTCTCAAGAGTTGTAGGAGAGGGCAATGGTTCTAAATTCACAATGAACTTCAAGATTGAGAACTTGAAAGTTTTAGATGGCAACTACTCGGTTGCAGTATCTTCTAAAGGTATATCTCATTTCAAAAATAAAGATATAGATTTAGAGTATTTTATTGCGTTAGAACCTGACAGTTCTTACAACGCCTAACATATATAGGATATATAAATGTGTGAAAAAGCGCCAGTCTCCGCTCTTTTCATGGGAGTATTAGAATCTCATCATCTTTGGTCTAATGCACAAACGGCAGGTGGGGGTCGTTCTTTTAAGTTATGAGTCAAACAGAATTTTTATATGTAGAGAAATATAGACCTCAAACAATTGAGGACACAATTTTACCCAAAGGGGTGAAGAAAAGTTTCTCAGAGTTCGTAGATAATCAAGAAATACCTAATCTATTATTGAATGGTCCTGCTGGGACAGGCAAAACAACCATCGCTAAGGCGTTGTGTAATGAGTTAGGAGCTGACTTTATAGTTATCAATGGTAGTGATGAGGGCCGCCTTATCGATACTTTACGGACAAAAATCAAAAACTTTGCATCAACAGTTTCACTTTCTGGTGGTCCAAAAGTAGTTATTTTAGATGAAGCAGATTACATATCTGCTGAATCTGTTCAACCTGCATTAAGAAATTTCATAGAAGAGTTCTCTTCTAATTGTAGGTTTATATTCACATGTAATTATAAGAATCGTATCATTGCACCACTTCATAGTAGATGCACTGTTATAGATTTTGCGATACCTAATAATGAGAAACAAACTCTCGCTATGGGTGCATTAGATAGATTAAAGCATATCTGTAAAGAAGAGAATATAGAATATGACGAAAAGGTTTTAGTAGAACTTATTATGAAGTTCTTTCCAGATTTTAGACGATGTATCAATGAAGTTCAGAGATATGGTGCATCAGGTGTAATTGATAGTGGTCTATTAGCGACATTATCCGAAGAAAAACTTACACCTCTAATTGATATGTTGGCAGACAAGAATTGGTCTGGCATGAGAAAATGGGTAGGTCAGAATTCAGATAATGACTTCAACACCCTATATAGGAAAGTATTCAATACACTTGAACAGCGTCTTGAACCAAGTTCGATACCTGCCGCTGTATTGTTTATCGCTGACTATCAATACAAGTCTGCATTTGCAATGGACAGTGAGATAAACTTTGTTGCTTGTCTTACTGAAATAATGAGTGAGTGTAAATTCAAATGAGAACACTATGGTTAATCTTTTGGTGTTTTTTCAGTAGAGAGGGAGAAGTATGATGACCCAATATGATGAAAGGGTAGAGAAACAAAGACTTAAACTTGAGGCAGAAGAATGGGCATGGCATGTTAAATGTGTCCATATACATCAATTAAAATCTATGTGGTACGATGATAGACCAGCAGATACAGACGATTCACCAGTGACCGATGTTCAATACAACAATGGTGTGATTGTCAGGTCTAAAAACGGAAAAGAAATTCACAGATTCGGTTCTGAGAAGAGAGGTGAGAATCTTTTACACTCTTTCTTACGCAAGTCACAATACGAATATCCTCAAAGATCAACAAACGAAATCCGTTTGATTTCGTAAAGTCGGTCTCTTACGACAAAAAAGACATCATGGTTGATGATGTCGAAGAGAAAGCCTATCAACCATTCCTAATCAATAAAGCATTATCTTATCATCAAGATTCTGTTTTTCTTGTAAACGAGATGAATGTTCGTCATGGTACGGATAACCGTCTTCAATACTTGTTTTTCATAAATACTCTTAGAAAAAGACAGAGATTTTCGAAATGGCAAAAACCTTACTTAAGTAAGAAGTTAGATACAGTGAAGAATGCCTTTGGTGTATCAACACAAAGAGCTAAAGAATATCTAGAGTTATTAAATGATAAACAGTATCGTGAGTTGAAAAACAGAATGAAACTTGGTGGCAAGAATAATGGATGACAACGATTTAGTAAAGGACTTAATAGAAATCACATTTCCTGAAAAGGACGACTTTCTTAAGATAAGAGAGACCTTATCTCGTATTGGTGTGGCATCTAGAAAAGAAAAAGAACTGTTTCAGTCCTGTCACATTCTCCACAAAAGAGGCAAGTATTACATTGTCCATTTCAAAGAACTATTCAAACTAGATGGTAAACCAACCAACTTTGACGAGTCGGATGTGGGCCGTAGAAACACCATCGTTGACTTATTAAGACAATGGAATCTAGTATCAGTAGTCATTCCAACATCAATCGCAACCCCTAGAGCACCACTTTCTCAGATAAAAGTTATACCTTACAAAGAGAAAACAGAGTGGAAACTCACCCAAAAATACTCAATTGGCAACAATATTTCATAAATACCATCGTTAATAGTAATAATTAACTTTTATTTTTAAACAATGGAGGATAGAAATGTTAGAATTTCTTACATGGGTAGTCGGATGGCTTCAATTAATCCCTTGGATAGTTGCAGGCGCTTCACTAATAGCAGCCCTTACACCAACACCAGTAGATGATGGTCTAGTCAAGAAGGCTTATAAAGTCCTTGATTGGTTTGCATTTAATGTTGGTAAAGCAAAAGACAAATAATCCCAAAAAACCCCTTGTCAATTTTAAACTCCAGTGTTAATATGGAGTTTCATAATTGAAATAGGAGTATATTATGGAATACGCAATTGCAATTGTAGTCGTATTAGTTGTTATTTACTTCGCTTTCTTTGATAAGAAAGATAAAGGTAGTAAAGTAAGTTCGACACCAGCACCAAGACCGAGACCGGTACCAGTCGCTGATAAGAACGACAATGGAATTACTTCCAAAGCTGAACTGAAAACATTAACCAAAGTTCAACTTCTTGACCTTGCTGACAAAAACTCTCTTAAAGTTAAGAAGAGTGGTACGAAAGCTCAAGTTATCAACGAGATACACTCGCAACTGAAAGATAATTCCGATGGTGATGAAACCGAAGAATTATAATTAGTCCTCACGGATTATTAAAAAGGGACCTTTTGGTCCCTTTTTTTATGGTTAATAAGACAATGAAATCATAAATAATAGAGTAATATTATGAACTGGATAGAATTTTTAGCTGAAGTCGGAGCGCCAATTTTTGGTTCTCTTGTTATGGCTTTCTTCATATTCTTAACCCTAAAATACATCTTAGAAGGTGTACTTGATAATGTCAAAGGTCTAACAGGTATTATAACCATGTTAGAAGATAGGGCGAGAGTAATGAACAATGACATATTAAAAATCGACTTACTTATTTCACAAACTCTGGAGTTAAGACCAGATTTGGATAGAGTTGCACGGTCTGAAAATTTTGTAGAGGATGGAAACATAGATGCAAGAAGAGATTAGTAATGAATTGCCAGAAGATGTTCTGGACTTAGAATTAGATTATCTAACTCCTGTTGCAGATATGCTCAATGAGTTTGGATTCCCAATTATAATTGCACTTGCAATGGGTTATTTTATCTACTTTGTCTGGAAATTTGTGACGGAAGAATTAGAACCGAATCTGGATAAACAACAGACGGTACTTGTAAGACTTATCGACCAAATGAGAATGTTAGACCAAGACCAGATAAGATTGCAAGAAAAATTAAATACAGTTTTAGAGTATAAGCAAGCGCAGGCTCTAAAGGGGAAGAAGAATGAAGACACAAAAGATAAAGATAGCTAGTTTCGTATTTTCAATATTATTTGTATTGTTTCTACACGCAAACAATGTTTACGCATCACCAATAACACACGAATTTAAAAATCCATCTTTCAGTGGAAAGGGAACCGCATCTCATTATCTTACAGTAGAGAACCAAGAGTTCACTCGTAAGACGGAGATAGAAGATGCATTAGAATCAGCTCGTAAAGCTGCTGAAAGGGCAGAAGACAATACAACCCTTGCAAAATTTATTAGAAACTTAGAGAGCCGTATCTATGCTCAAATGGCCAAACAATTGGTTGAATCAATGTTCTCAAACGATACTGCAACTCGTTTTGGTTCATTTGTATTAGAAGGTAGTACAGTCACATACGAAGTAATCACTAACGCAGACGGCTCAGAATTTATTAGAATGACTATTGTATCAGAAGATGGTACAGAAACAATATTAGAGATACCAATAGGTTCAGGAAACTTTAGTCAGGACCCTGATCCTGTGCCAGTGCCTGGAGACAGTTAATGTTTCGAAATTTTCTTTTAAGTTCTTTATTGATTCTTATGTCAGGTTGTGCATCAATACCACAGTGGAGTATGGACCCTAAAGATTGTGATTATCAGGAGGGGTTTGGCAAAGATGTTTGGACAGGTGTTAATAAAATAATGTCCAGAAAATATATTTGTGTTGATACGCCGGAAGTAATAAGACTTCCATCATACATAGAACTGTTAAACATACCACCTG